AACAGTATAGGCTCTTTCTCTATTTTTTCTAAAATCTGAACGCAGACAAGTTTCAATTCTATCTTTAGTTATATTATAAAAAGAAACCATTCCAGTAGATCGTGAACTGTGATGAATTCTTACTAGATCATTATTAAGAAACCATATTTTTTGATTTCCTTTTATTACAGTTTCGTTATTGTAAATTTCGCTCTGTATAATTCCTTTGCTAGTAACCATCTTCCCTCTTCACTTTCTGATGGTGGATGAAAAAATTTTCTCAGCCCACACACGACGCAATAAGTTTCTATGTGTTGAACACTACTGTATTGCCTATCAATAAAAGTTCTGCCCTTGCATTTTGTGCAAGTAATCATCAAATTATCCTTTAGTTTGGAATTCCAACAATTATTAAATGTACTGCTAGAGATAGATCGCCAGAGGCCCCAAATCTTACAACACCTTCAACTCTTGTTTCTGTAACACTTTTTAAAATAACACCTACATTTTGTCCCGCTGGAGTTTGACCAATATTGACTGGTGTGGCTGAAACTATTGGAGGATATTTAAAATCTTTAAAATCATAAGTAAATGTTCTTTCGTTGCCAGCAGAAACTGTTGAGTTGTTAGCAACTTCAACATAGCCACCAATTATTCTTGAACTAGAAGTTTTAATTTCCTGTTTGCCAGCACTTACAGTATCTATAACTGTTTTGTTGGCAGTTGTAGATGCAATCTGTGTAGAAAGATCATTTACAGCATCAACTAAACTATATAAATATGTAACGTCAAGAGGTTGCCCTCTTTCTGGTAGTGGTATTTTAGCCATCATTTCCTCCTATTAAAGTATATCATTAAACGGTGTGTGGACCATCTTCATAAACCAACAATAAAGCAGAATCCCTGGTAATTGGATTTCCTTTTAAATATATTTCTGCTGAAAGTTTATTTGGTGCAGAGCCCTGAACTACTCCATTTATTGTGTACGTATTGGGAATTGGAACAGAAATATTTCCGCCTTCAATTCTTTGTTTATATATCCAGTCTCCGCCATCACTTCTATCCCATTTTAACCAAATGTCAAACTCAATTGCTTTTCTAATTTCAATGCCATCTTTTTGTACTGAAACAGAATCCCATGCCAAAGTTGCAACCTGTCCTGATTTATTAAAAGATATATCTCCAGCAACATAAGTATAATTTGGTTGAACAACAAGTGTTGGCGACCATTGCGACGTTCTGTTTTTATCTTCAGAGATTACCCTATATTTTAAAACATATCCTTCTTCATTTACGTCTATCGTAGGAAGATTTTTTTGTCTTATTCTTATTTTTTTAATTCCTAAGTCAGCCATTATGTCACACCAACCGAAAATCTAAACTCAATATAATTGCTAGTATTAGGACTTTTTACAATAGTAGATGCGTCTATATTTTGAATTACCGAATATCCCGTCAAACCATAAAGTGGGTTAACTGTAGCAATATTTTCCAATCTCATTGCATCTAGCGCTACATAATAATTGTTAGATGGAACTCCTGCATCAATAACACAAGCATATATTTTTACTACAGTAACAGCATTCCATGTAAAATTAGCGCTTGTATATAATTCTTGAAGTTGTTTTGTTACAACAAAATATCTTTCTGTAGAAAAATCATAGGCACCACCACTACTATCATCAATAACCTCTGCCTCAAATCTAGCATATTCTGCAGTTTCTGTTTCTGTTGATGCAAATTCAACCATTACTCTTACATTTTCTGGAGTTGTTGCAGACTCTCCATCTTTACTTATTAAAGAAAATGCTAAACGCAATTCATCTGTTGGAGAATTTCTTGTAAAATCAATATTAGCGCCAGTTAAGTGTATGTGGTTTGATCCAGGCTCAATGACAAAATGATCTTGTGTTGGCCCACTGTCTTCGTTAATTGTAATATCAGCATCGTCGCCTTGTATTAAAATTACATTATTTAAAAATCTTGGCCTTTCATATCTTTCAACTCTTGGAGATTTAAAAAATATTGGGTTATCTCCGCTTGTCTGAAATACGCTATCTGCAACTGCAATAATATTGTCATATTCTGGCGCATCTAATGCAGTAGAAAATGTGTTAATTGCTACTGCTGCCTCTGCCGTATGATGTTGCCAATTTTCAGTTTGTGTAAAAGCAAAAACAGTTTGACTATCATTAGCACCAGCAGAGGGGTTTGATCCAGCGGAGTAGATTCCAATTTCAGAAATTTCATATCTTTCTTCTGTTGGCAATTCTGCTGTTAAAACAATTTTATCTAATCCACCCTCATTTACAAAGCCTCTTGAGGATATTGGAACACGAAACATTTCAAAATCTAAATTTTGTTTTGCTGAATAGTTTCCAAGTGGGTCTCCAGTGGTTAAAGGCGTAGCCCCACAACCAACAGCGATGTAAGACGCATACGCTGGTGCCTGTCCAAGCAAATACTTTGCAATAATTGTCTTGCCAGTATTGGTTATCATGAGTTTATTTCTCCAAGATCCGCTTCATATATTGTACCATCTGAGGTAATCTGTACCTCAATTTGCTCATCATTGTTTGTATTAACAAACTCAATAATTAGATCGCCAGTACCTTCTTCAATATAAACATTTTCCCCGTTTGCCCCATTTCCCTCATTTGGAACTTTATCTTCTAACTTTATTGAAAAACCAGCAAAATATTTATCTGCAGTTTGCTGAAGACTAAGTATGTTATTTGGGTTATATCTTTGTTGTATAGATGATAGGTTTTTGATAGGTTGATAGGATATTTTTTGACCATTAACGATGTCAGATCTCGTAATATTAATTAATTCTTGCCCCCCAATATTTTCAAATATTAAGTCTGCCATGGTGTCTACCGTAGTTGCTTCGTCATCAAACAAAATAATATCAAGGGTTGCAGTCTTAACTGGAGGCGGTGGAGGGGTTGCCACAGTTGCTGATATTGGTGATGGAGTAAGCGGAGTAGGTGTTACTGGTGGTATAAAATTCCTTGATACAAGAAAAACTTCTTCTACATTTTCTGTATTTTGTGACTGATAAAATGGTTCGTTAGATTTTTCTTCTGCCTTCCTAAAGTCTCCTGGAGAATAAGTTGATGTTGACGTTGGTGTTGACGTTGATGTTGACGTTGATGCTGGAGCAGCCGAAGCGGTAGAAGGCTTTGAAACCTTTGGTGGAATAACAACCTTTGTTCCAGCAAATATTGTATTTCCACCTTTATATTTTGGATCTTCTGTAAATTTTGGATTAGCAGCAAGAATTGCCTTTACTGTAGTATTATTTTCTTTTGCAATAGAAGAAAGCGTATCTCCTCTTTCCACTTCAACCTTTACTGGTTTGCTTGGCTTATTGGTTGCAGGGGTCTGAGCATTTTGTGAATCATCACCACCGCCATCAATCATATGACCATAAAACCTCATTTTACACCTCCGCCAAGTAAATCATCATCTCAGGGCCACTTAATCTTCTTGTGTAATCAATACTATATACTATAAATCTAGAAGTATTTTTTGTCACTAGGTCTAAATTGTTAGAATCTTTGTAGTCAACCGTAACAATATCGCCAAGTTGAATAGTTGGAGTTGTAAAAATTTTTACCCCAATAGATTTTTTAGGTACCATTAATTTATCTATAAGCCATCCCATTAAATTTTCAGCATCGTCGTGTGTTTGAATATAGGGAGTGTCTAAGGTAAACTCATTATTACCATATATCATTCTACTTAATTTTATGTCATCAAATTTTTCTTTTTCAATAAGTGGAGAAATGATTTGAGAAGAACTGGTTAACTGTGGATTAGAAAAATTACTACGTTTTTTAAAATATTCGTCAACTGTTAATTCATGGGTTGTGTCCTGGGTAAAGGTGATGCCTTGAATTCTTAAATAATTTCCGCTAGTTTCATCAAGATTGATTGCTGTATCTGTAGCGTTAAAAATTAAAAACTCAGCACCATAGGAATCGGCATAAAATCCAGATGTTGTATAACCTTTTATTTTATTAAATGTTGGAGATATTTGAGCATAAAGAGCAGGATATGCACGATCATATTTAATATTAAAATATGAACATTCTCTCATTATTGAACCAAATTCTTCAAAATATAAATTATATCTAGGTGATTCTTGAGAACTAATTCCAGACAAATAGGTTGACTGAATAATTCCGCTCATGGCATACCTTCTGAAAGATTCGCTAGCATTTATTTCTTTATTTCCAAATGCTGATGAAATAGTTTCTCCAACTGTAAAAACACTATTTTGAGAATAATTTTCAGATAATGCATAAATATTTTCAAACATAACCCTAGAAGATCCACGAACAAATGGAGCCATATTGTTATACACTGGAAGTGGATCTGGGTCATCTACAACCTTAATTAATTGATTATTGATATACAAAAAGAACCTTCTAATTTTTCCTATATCCTGATACTCTACAGCCAAATCATAAACTGTTGGATTTTCTTCACCAGTCATTCTATACTGTCCTGTAAATCTGCCGTCATCAACTATTATTTTTGATAATCCACCCCAAAGTTTTACAGGGATTGCTTCTGTATTTGAAGAGTTCTTTTTAATTTTATAAAATACCACATTGTTAATTGAAATACTAGATTTATTATTTTTATCTAAATTTAAGTATGACTCTACGTTTTGTTCTGTTAAAGCAACAATTTCAAAATAATAACCATTGTTTGTTTCTGGATTAAGTAATACTGCCAAACCGCCAGAGCCTCCTCCAATATTTACGTTTTGATCTGGCCTTACTCCAGCAACTTGATAATACGTAACGCTTCCTGTTGGAGTTTGACTACGAATTTCATTGTTTTCAATCTTTCCAATAATTCTTACCCTGGCTCCAAAATGTTTATATGCATTATTTAAATTTTTGTAAACATATGAAACTAAGTCAATAGGCCTTTCTGTTGTAGCAAATGATGGACCATTCATAACCAAGGCAGAAGACTGTATTGTTCCAGACTGGGTTGACGATGTATTGTTAACCAATGTTTCAGTTGAATAACTAGAAGACATAAAGTTTTTGATGGTTCCATTTCTTGATGTTTGTCTTGCTTTTGTATTATTAATTCCTGCTGCACCAGTCGTTGTTGGTGGCAATGATATATCTTCAGGGAGTGCTGTTGTAAATAAGTACTCTGTCTTCATTTCGCACCCTTTAATATAATCGTTATTTGACCAATATGAATTTATTCCTGCAGAGTGTGTGGTGATTGGTGTTCCAAATTGTGCACGTCCGTGCTCATAAACTGAACCATTTTGTAAACGAGTAATTCCATCAACTGTTTCATAAAAAGGAACAGTATATATTCTCACCAATCCTGTAGGGTATATTTTTCCATTAAAGGGTAATGATTTAAAATAATTTTGATATTCTTGGTTACTTGTAATCCAAACATTGCTGCTACCCTGTCTATGCGAAGTTCTCCATGCTTGAATTTCTTGACCCTTTTGCGCTTCAGTAATTTCTTTATTTGCAACTCTTCTATCTAAATTATCAATAAAACTAGTTGGAGCCAATCTTCCAGGCAAAACAATTTGTGGTGAAGATTCTAGCAAAGATCCATCTGACTGAATAGGATACCAAATTGCAAGCGTAACATTGAATTGGGCAGCATCATATCTAATTATCTCTCCATTAGAATAAAAATATCCCTGATATCTGGTAAGCCAATAAACATTTTCTCCAAGATCTATCACATTGTTTTGAATTTGATGATTAACCACTGTTGGAACGCTGCTAGATAAATCTGAGTTTATTGGCATTGCGCCAAGAACATACTTTGACTGTTTAGATGCAACTTCGTTAATTGTTTTTGTTGAATCGGTTCCCGACGCTTCCCAAAGTAATGCTGGCTTATATATCCAAGTTTTTTCTTTATCAATCATACTTGCTTGACGAATATTTCCATAAGATCTTTGAATGTATCTAGTTGTATAATTAATTTTTCCGTTATTATAAACTTTTTTATCTTCAGATGCTATTGATAAAATGTTAGGCAAAATTCCTGATGTTTGATTTTCAATTATTCCACTAACAGACTGATTATTTGATCCAGACAAAACAAGGTTAGTGTCCCTATCGTTTTCTTTTGGTAGCATATAATTTTTACTCATTACAACAAAATTATTATATTCATCAAAAAACATTGCACTTTGCGTTGCTACCGCCAATTGATTTAAAACTTCTGCCACAGTTTGATCTGGTGCAACAAAAAAGTATGGAATTATTGCTTCTGGCTCATCTATATTTCTATAAAAAACATAATTACTGAATCCAATATAATCAAGAATTAATGTAATAGCATAACTAAGTGATACCTCTGTAACCAACATTCTTGGCGCTGGCATAGATTCTAAAAAGAAATAAAAATCTCTTAAAGATAATTCTAATGTTCCAGCAGTTACGCTTGCTTGTGGGAAACCATCCGAATATAAGGTTTTAATAGGTACCCAATAATCATATCCGCTCACATTTAATATTTTTTCATAAAAGTTAAATTTTATATTTTTACGAATATAATTACTAACAATGCTATTGTTATTGTTATCGTTAAATGCTTGGTCATCATCAAATATAGAAAGATTTCCAGTTGAGGCCAACAACTGACCTACGGGTAAAGAAGAATTTCCTAAATCTGAAAGCATTTTTTTTACATTATATTCTATAACTTTGTCAGATATATCAACAACAAGCCTTGGAGACATTTCAATTAAATCAAAAGTAGAATCAAACTTATTCATTTTTTCTACAACAACTCTTAGTCCACGAATATTTTGAAACTCTCTGTAGGCCACTTTTCCATTTGTTGTTTCTGTAAAAGATAGTGGTGATGTTAGGTCTGTTACAAAACTTGTTTTGTTGTCAATTTTTTCATTTCCTAAAACCCAGCCATATGACGGAACAAATGTTTCATATTCTTCTGTTGTTGAGTTCCAAACATGAAATACTCCAGCCTCTCCTTCATTTTCAATAATTAAATATGCATATCCATCAATTGACTCTGTTGGCAATAATGTTGAGGAGGAAAATGTTTCTGCTATAACAAAATTATTTTTAAATTTATTTGGAATATTTTTTAGTGCATATTGCAGTTCAACATATCCATCATTAGAAATAATTGCAGAACCATCTTCTCTCAAATCATTTTCATTAAAAATATATGCATCGGCCCAATTATTTTCTTCAAGGTATTGAATTTTCCACCTTGTTGGAGTTGTTTTATTTGCATTACCATATAGTGGGTCTGCAAATGTTTTAGAAATATCCGTAAAATCTCCAAGATTTATATCACCAACATTAGTTTGCATTTTTATTACGATTCTATTTGTTGGCACGTTATCTTTATATACAACAAAAGGAACAGCATCATCTATATAATAATTTCCATCAACTACTGTTTTAGCAATACCTCTTTCAACACCACCCTCAGTTCTAAAAGAAGTCCAGTACTTAAATTGATCATATCTAGATGGCATATAATATCTTGGTCGTCGTGCAATATCTTTTCCAGAGTTTGCTAGATATCTTCCGTTAAAAAATGCTGCCTTATTAATTCCAGATCTTGGTCTAAAAGGCTTCACACAATCTTCTAAGGAGTATAAAAGTTTGGCCTTTTCTTTAGTTGAGGTAAAAACCTGTGGTGTACCATCATCCTCAAACCCCCCATCAATAATAACATCTGCATCTGTTGCACCTGTATAAAATAAACCA